TATTTGTCCGTAAGAATAAGAAGCAGATACTGGATCAGTGGCTACACTTCCCCAATCGTACTGCGTTGGTATATCTGTTGCTACTTTATATCCCCGTTCGATAACAAGGATTTCTGAAAGATTTGGCGGTGGTGTGTTAAATTGTATGACTCCTAAAGCATTACCTAGAACATCTAAAGAGTCACCTCCAGCAATCGTGTAATCATCTGGGTCTTGTACAGCACCATCAATGGTTACAAGTATAGCAGAAGAAGTTATACCGTTAGTAGTAAATGATAAAGAGAAGTCTGTCTCAGAACCAGTACCTGTGAACTTATCGAAGTCTGGAGTCAGTCCAGTACCTGTAATAGCAGTTGATATAGTATTGTCTACATATCCTTTAGTGGTTGCATCACCAGAAGCAGTAGGAGTTCCTACATTTGTTATGCGTTTGTTCTTAGCGTCCCAATTCGTACCGCCTTGTTCTTCCTGCAACGACGCATCATTTAACTCACTGATCTCTTCAGCTAAGTATCTGTTGTGTAAATATGCTCTATCTAGTTCACTCTCAGTAAGTACTGAACCGTTAACAAAGTCTACAAGGTTCGTGTCCGGTTGGCTCTTTCTTCGTACTCGGACGATCTGACCAGCTGTCACTCCTGATAATACTTTTATCTTTACAGGGTTTCCAACGACTAGTTGAGTGTTTGTATTGACAACACCTGCTACCTCTACTGTAACATGTTCATCTTCTAAGTAATCGAAAGGTACGAGGAATCCGTTACTGATCTTGTCAGCGTCGGCTACATAATCAAAGTATGTTTGTGGGTCAGCCATGATAATATATTATTAACTATTGAGTTAGGAGTTCAAGCACATCTTCACGCGGAACCCCAGATCGTATACCTGCTGCTACATTTCTATTAAGTTCAGCAATCTCTGGAAACTCCTCTAACATTTGAAATTGTGCAGCTTTTCTGTATCTTGAAATAATTCTAGTTAGGTATTTAACTCTAGGACTAGCGATACCGCTAAAAGATTTAGGATCAAGTGCTTGGTATCTTTTATCTTTTATCAACTTAGTTAACGCTTGTTTCATGGTCATACCATTCAACTTAACTTGAGAAGATAATTCCAACCACCTGTCGTAAGCACTTCTACCATTTGGTCCTGTATAGTCCGTAAGTTCTATAACACCTCTCAACTTAGTAGAAGGCATAGAGAAACCATGTCCTACATTACCTAACTCTTTAGCTGCTATATCTTTATTATCAAAACCAAACGCTATAGGATTTAAAGGGTTTAATATACCAGCTACACCATCAAAGTATTCTTGTACTACAGGTTCTCCAAGTGGTGTTCTTTTCAAGTCCATAGTAACGCCAGGTATCTTTTTAAGTACTATATCTGCAAACCCTCTGATTTCTTTTAACTCCTGATCGCCTGTTATAGACTGTCCTTGAGCTAAGATATTAGGAAGAAATGCAGCAGTCATACCACCAGCGTATTTACCAACAGGGGTCTGACCTTTAAGCATCGATAGAGTTTGGTCTACTCCTGATAAATATGATTTATTGGTGAAGTTGCGTACACCTGTGAAAAACAAAACAGACATAAGGTGTTCTAAGGAGCTTTCGTTCACACCATTTAATTTGTTATCTTCCGCTAAATCTTTGATGTCAGCAAATACACCAATCATAGTGGCAAGCGGGTCGAGTCTTTGATAGCTAACCCAAGTTTCAGTACCAGGCATTTTAATACTGTACGGAAGATTACCTGCGTTTAACCAAGCTTGTCTTTGCTTAAAATCTTCAGGACCACCTCCATTTATGCGATCCCCAAACATATACACAGCACTAAACAAAGCAGAGTTTAACATAGTACCAAAAGCTACTTTACCTCTAGCTTCTGCTCTAACAAGCTCGTCTGGTGTACCGTCTGCTTTAACAGCCCGCATCTGCTCAAGTATACTTTTCCGGGCATTCTCCATACCCTTTATACCACCGCTTTCTAAAGCATCTATAGTAGCTTTGTAACCTGGTTCTAGTTTAGCCCAAGCTTCAGTAGCTCTTAGCTTGTTAAGCCCTAATCTATGAGGGGCTAATAAACGATCAAACGAAAACTTTAATATGTTTGTAGGAGTTCTAACAAAAGGTGCTACAAGGAATCCTAGTTTAGATTTAGTAACTAAATTTTGTACAGCAGAACCTAATGGTCCCAACTCACCAGAGAATGTAACTTCTTCAGCAGCTCTAATATTAGGATCGATGTAATCCTTTGTTAACTGCATCATCGCTGCGTTATCATCTAGGTTTTCATCCACCAGTCCTGCTTGTCTAGCTTTCTCTAATCTATTAGCTCTCTCTCCTTGTACATAATCTGCTACAGCTTTTGATTTATCAGCAGGTGTTTGGAAGGGTCCTTGTATTAATTCATCAGCTTCCCTAAACAATGCTTGTTCTGAAAAGTTTCTGTTTGATCTGGTAACTAATGCTTCAAAAGCATCGTGTGCGTATTCCGCTATCTCTTTCGGTTCTCTTAGTCCTAGCTCGTAAGCTTTAAGTTTTAACTGAGCAAGTGAGCGTCCTTTGTACTGTAAGAACTTATACCACTGGTCAACAGATTGGTTGAATCGATTAGGTAGTCTTACTGCATTACCGAAGTAATCAATAGCTAACTTCATACCGTCAGACAATTCATTACCTAATACCTGCTGTACATTCTTACCTGTTATAGAACCAATACTTGATCCTGTACCTTCAACAAAAGCAGAACCAGCATCTCCAATAAACTGACCACCTGTCTGCCAAGCTTTTAGTAAGAAGTGTGAACTTTCAATAAGACTTAGAGATTCTCCCCATTGGTTAGCTACTGCTTGCTTAACAGCTGGATCAGAACTTAACCAACCACCGATAGACCTCTCAAAGTTCTTTAACACATGAGCAATACCTGTACCCATGTAGTTGACTGTAAGTGTTCTTGGTCCCCACATCAGTGCGTTCTTGTAGTACTCTTGTACCATGTCTAACATCTTACCACCAGCGGAACCACGGACTTGTTTATTCAAGCCAATAACAGCAGAAAATAAATCATCTCCTCCATTTTGTTCAGCAATCAAGATACCTTCGACTATTTGATCCATAGTCATACCACCCTTCTTACTGAGGTATTCTTGTCGGAGTTGTGCGTTCTTAAGTTCAGCTTCACTTAGAGTAATCTTGTTACCCATCTGTGTGCTTTTCAGACCTCTACCAAACCCACTGGATAATCCAGAGTGCCCAGCTTGTATATGTAATTGTTGTTCTAACAATCCTTTCAAACGAGCTTCCATGATCTCCCGTTCTTCCGGCATCATCTTAGCAGCACCTTGTTTGTAGTTCTTAGCTGTATTTATTATCTCTTGTCCGTTATCAAGTGCTAACTTTTTAAGACCTGCCATTCTGGACATTATACGACGCAATGTTACACGGTCATTCTCAGCAGCTTTTATAAGACCATTCATGTACTTACCGTCAGCTCCTAACAGGTTAGCTAACTCCATGATAACACCATCTTCAAGACCTTGCTCGGACAGTACATTCATCATCTTACCATCCTTTAGTATCTCATCAGATACAGCGTCTAGTAATTGGGCTAATCCATCTACTTGTAATCCTTCAGGTAACTTACCCGTTTGTCTAGCTAATCCTTTTACTGCTTGTTCTCCACCAATCTTTAACGAAGAAGTATCAGCATCCTTAACCATCTTTTGTACGGTTTCGTCTAACTCTTTCTTAGAATACACATAACGCTCTCCTGTTAAAACTTTAGGAAACTCAGGTCCAGTAAGTTCTTTCCTACTAGTTGATATAATCTCAGCACTATCTCGTATTACTTTATTTAACAGATTACCATCCCCTTTAACTCCAATCAACTTAGCAACAGCGTCAACAAGTTTTTGAAATAGATTCCTGTTATCTTCTGCTGGTATTTTACTCAGTCGTTCTTGAAATTCCTTGTTAGTAAAAGCACCCGCAAGAAACTCATCTAAATCTGACATAGGATAAAGCTCGTTATCAATAGATGGATGTTCAAATGCTTTAAGATAAGAATCTGCTAACTCTCTAACAGGTTTAGGAGCTTTAGCCTCTTTAATAAGGTCTGAAGCCATGTCTGGAGAAATAGACATTTTAGCTCTCATGAAGCCTTTAAGGTGACCTGCTAGTTTTCGAGTAGTAACACCGTGCAGTATTTCGTGAACTAAAGTTTCTTCACCTGCCTCTTTAAATAATTCTATGTCGTCTGTACCAAGTGCGTATCGACCTGCAATTCCCTCTCCAGCTTTTTCAGGATCATACTTAATAGGTACGGCTAAATCTTCAGGATCACTTATTAGTTCCCGTAAATTTTTAGCTAAGTTACGAACTTCAGGACTTTGGGCGTTTGTTGTTATCTGTTCAAGAGTATTACCTACATTAGCACTTACATCAGCAATCTCTTTAGTTTCAGGTCCGCTGTATCCTTTTGTTTTTTCAGTTCTAGCTTTAGTGCGTGTGAGTAAGAACTCTTTTGTCTTGGGGTCTATATCAGCACCGAAAGCAGATGGACCTTTGGCTTCAGTGGTCATATACCTATTCAAGTCTACTACACGATCCGGATTATCTTTGTCTACCAGTATGGTTTTAGTGCTACCACCAGGCATCTCATAATACCTAACAATACCGTTAGCAGCTTCTACTTCGTCTACTAATTTACCACCAGCTTCAATAGCTTCCATCTCTTCTCGTGGTATACGGGGAGCAACTTCAACAGCTTCTTCTAAATCTACCTCATCCCAGTTTACGGTACGCAAGTCTATCTCTGGAATATCTTCTGGGTCTCCACCTACCATACGGAACAGCTCGTCAGCCTCTGATCGATCCCTTGCAAACTGCATCTGGCTGTCTATATCACCAACAATATTAAGACCTTTAGCTTCGTCTTGATACTGCATCATAGCTGTAGTAGCAGCATCTTCTTTATTAGCACCACCCGCTACTTCTTTGGTAAATCTTTTAGAAGCTTTAAGACTTGTAGAAAACAACTTGAATAACGCACCAACACCAGCGTCAATCATAGCACCTTCCAATACATTCTTCATTCTACCTTCCAACTCTGAGTCGTCCGGATCAGCAGCTAAATATTGAGTTACTGCGTTGTTGAATGCTGGATTATCTACTTCTTTTAAAAGGTTAGAAAGTCTTTCTTGTTGTCCATCAAACGCTATGAAGTTAGTAGCCACATCAGCAGCTACGAATCCTTGTGGTTTTAAATCAAACACTGATCCTGGTTTCTTACCTTTAGTAAATACTTTAGCTAGTTTACCAGCCATACTTAATCTTTTAGCGATGAAACCATACGGTACAGCGTACTGTGTTATAGAAGCTGCGAAATCACCGGCTAATGTCTTAGGACGCTGAAAGAATCTCTCTTCATCCCAATCGGGTAACACATCAAATGATAAAAAATCCCCCAAGTTATAAACACCATGAGCCATGTCTTCAAGTCCGGCTGGTATGCTTTTTACGGCATCCAACATATAATCAGTCATCCCGAACTCTGGAGTCTCTACTGGATTGTAGTCTAACTTAAAATGTTCTACCTTC